TATATGGATGTTGACTTTACAAACAGCCCAATCATAGCACAAAACCAAGCAGCAATACTAAACGGAACAGCAGCACGCGCCCAAGTACAATCATGGAATTACGCATACCGTTCTAATATAAGTGGTAGGTATGTTGGTAAACAACAAAACGCGATAGCAGTAAATGTATACACTAGTGCTAGTCAATTTGTAACACAATCAATAAATGGTTTTACAGGTTCTTGGCCTGGTGATTCTACTTCTCCAAGTATACCTGTTCCAGGAAATATTGTAATACAATCATTAGATAGTTGCATATACGAATATAATTGGGGAGGAGGAGGATACCCGGAAAATGCCTTAGGTGGTGGAATAAATATGGGTAACATATATTTAGTAGGCGAAACTAAAGACGATGTAACCACAATTAAACCGGGTGATAATATATACTACGATTTACTTGCTAAGATGTTCTCATCAGGTTCGGCGGCATATCAATACCAATACTCTAACATAAGTGGATTAGCTAATAAACTTAATATAACATATCCTGCATTTGGACTACCTGGGGCTTCATACTATGTACCTTCTAATTATTTTTACGCAAATGGAGGTGGAGTGTGGGGAGATATATATCCAACAGGAAGTTCAACATCAGGTTTAGGAACAGGAATCCCATATATACTCGCTAAACCATACTCAGATACTCCAGACGCTTTTATAAATAACAGTGGGTTTTTACAAGCGGGATCAACATTAATTACTTCATCATTATTGTATGCAACCTTATCTAGTAGTTTAAATAATGGTGACAGGTGGTTTGCTAGTTTATACAGCGGAAGTGGAACAACAGGTCCAATAACTGGATTACCATATTTAGCAGATGGTTCAAATTTAAGCCAGTATGGTTATCCGTTTGAAGTATCTAGAGTATCTAGTTCAGCTGCTGGAGTATTCATTGTCTTAAATACAAGTTCACTAAATAATGTGGGGTATTGGTTTTTAACAGGTTCTAGTCAACATAGTGGGGGTACGATAAATATAGGAACAAATTCATCAATAACTGCATATAAAACTGGTTTACTCTTAACCAAAGCTGACACACCAACAAATGGTTTAACTATATTTGGAGTCCCAAGCATAGATTTTGCTGGTATGGGGGCTGGTTATATATTATCATCATATCCAAAGAAAGTAATAACCGAGAACATAGATTACATCACCAAAACCTATGGTAACAATCCAAATTAACATATATTTATAACAAACAAACACAAACAATGGTCAAAACGGGAATATATAAAATTACTTCTCCATCTGGGAAGATATATATTGGCCAGAGTATTGATATAGAAAAAAGATGGGAAAAAAATTATAAGACACTGAAATGTAAATCTCAAATAAAATTGTATTACTCTCTTAACAAATACGGTTGGGACCAACATATGTCTGAAATTATTGAAGAGTGTAATTCTAATGAATTGTTAGAACGTGAAACATATTGGAAAAACTACTATAAAGTTTTAGAAATACCTAGTTTATGTTGTAGGATAGATGGTAAAGGTGGGAAATTAAGTAAAGAAACTAAACAAAAGATATCGTTTAGTAGTAAAGGTATATCTAGAAATAAAGGAATACCTAAAAGTAAAGAACATAAAGTAAAAATGTCCGAAGCTGTACGTAATAGAATATATACTTCTGAAAGATTAGAAAATATGCGATTGGGGATGGTTGGTAAAAACACTAAAAAAGTAATATGTATTACTAATAATATTATTTATAATAGCATAAGAGAAGCATCTGCTTTATTAGAAATAAATGAAAGAACTATAAGTAACAATCTTTTAGGATATACATCTAAAACAAAAAATAATTTAATTTTTAAATATATAAATATATAACTTTATGGGTTACCTTAATAACACTATTGTCACAGTAGACGCCATCTTAACAACCAAGGGTCGTCAACTTATGGCCCAAAATGATGGAACGTTTCGTATAACACAATTTGCTTTGGCAGATGACGAAATTGATTACACACTATACAATCCAAATCATCCATCCGGTTCTGCATACTATGGTGAAGCTATTGATAACATGCCTTTACTTGAAGCGTTTCCACAGGAAAACCAAATGATGAAATACAAACTCATTACGTTACCTCGTGGTACTGCTAAAATGCCTATCCTTGATATTGGATACTCGGCTATAGTAATTAAACAAGGTGCGTCATTGGCAATTACACCACAAACACTAAACTACTTAGGTGGTAATACATACGAGACAAGTGGTTATACAGCAACTATAGGTGATGTTAGAACAATGCAAACGTTTGAAGGAGTAGGTATTAACACACCATCAGCAACAGCATTAAACACAACAACAACGTTGGGTACAAGCGTATCTAAAACGGTAGTTGGTACTACGATAAATTTACGTGCGACTACAGTAAACACGTTATTTGGTAGCAATACGTCACTTCAAACCACATTAACTGTAGTAGGTAGAGATAGTGGTGCTAGATTATCTATCCCCGTAACTGTAACAAAAGTATCATAAAAACAAAACATAAAATATTATGGCATTCAGTCGATTAGCCCCCGAAGATTTTGTAGTAAGTTCAGACGCCATTACCGCCACTATGTGGTCAAATGGTAGTCCAACATTAACTTCGTTCTTTACTTCATCAACACAAGCAGCAGGTTCCTCAGGAAACTTCTACCTAAACGTATACCAGACAGCATCTACTGATGCCGCCGCAGCTATTCAATTTGCTATAGCCTATGGTAATAATGATGGTAGTGGTAGTTTATGTTATAACGCAGCTGTAAATGGAAAATCACCAACGGGTACAGTATTTGGACAGTGGCAGGATTTAGTGATAGGTGATGAGAATACTAATTTTACATTTGGTACTATAACATCATCTCAATTCTACGCACTAACAATGGATAGAACAAGATATAAGGAATCTTTGTTTGTAGGGTCCTTAGCTCTGAAATTATCTGGTAGTTCGGGTTCCATAACAATAACAGACAATAGTAATTACGTTACAGCCGTCCAATATTGTGAGGCCGGTAGAGTATTTCAACTTATAACAGGTTCCCAAGGTGCTAAAGCAACTATAGGTAACGCTAATACAGCGGATGGCTACTCTAAAAACTCAGGTTCATATGGTTGGTTACTCCCGGATATAGGAACAATTATATTGAATCCATTAGCGTTAGCTGATTTCGCTACAAGTGGTGGAATAGGATTCCAATATAGTGGATCAGCTAGTGGTTCAGTAACCCCAACAATATCACCTAACGCTAGCATGTTTAGAGCGATAAGCGGTTCATCATTGTTTACTCTTAATAGTCAAGAAACTATTACATCAGATTATGTGTTTGTTAGACCAAGAAGCGCAGAATACAACTACTCAGAAAATCCATCATATATATCTGGTTCAACCGGTGAAATAGTATATTCGTATTTCATTAACAACCCACAAACGTATATTACAACGATTGGATTGTACAATGAAACAAACGAACTATTAGCCGTAGCTAAATTATCTAGACCACTACTTAAGAACTTCACGAAGGAAGCATTGGTGCGTATAAAACTCGACTTTTGACGAACGTGGGTACTTTTACTAAATAGCCCGATATTTATTAGAGAATATTTAGTAAAACTATATGAAAGGAAATTGCGACTTAGTGAAATGTCAAGTATGTGATCAAGAGATGTCTTTTGGAAGAATTAAGAGACATATAACAGCACAACATAAAAATATAACAGTAGACCAGTATCTTAAAAAATATTGGTCTACTTTACCTTTACATCAACCATGTGAAGTATGTGGAGATAATATAGTTTATAAATATAAAACTTGTTCCAAAGAATGCAGACATAAATTAGAACATGGGCATAAAGGTAAATCGAAACCTGAAGGATTCATGTCTGAGGAACATAAACTTAAATTAAGTAAATCACATATTGGTAAACCTGGTACTTTTACAGGCCATAAACATTCAGATGTAACTAAAAAAAATATGTCCGAAAAGCAAAAAGGTAAACAATATTTTCTTGGGTTTAAGCATACCAAAACATCAATACAAAAAATGTCCCAAAAGAAAAAAGAATGGTACTCTAACGGTAACGAACCGTGGACTAAAACACATCCACATACATCAGAAACCATTGAAAAAATATTTAAGAAACGTAAAATGAATAAATTAGAGAAATTTGTCTCATACATACTTGATAAAAATAACATACAATATATATACCAGTTTTTCTTAAGTAAAGATGGCGTATGTAAGTCATATGATTTTAAAATAAAAGACACAAATATATTACTAGAAATAGACGGCGACTATTGGCATGGTGGGCCTAGTTTAGATAAACATTTTTACAAATTAGATGAAGTTAGAGACAACGACGAATTTAAGAAAATTTTTGCTGAGTCCAATGGGTTTAGATTAATAAGAATATGGGAAAGTGAAATATATAAAGATCCAGACATAATTCCTAAAACCATTAATATTTATTAACGAATGATAGCATACAAACAACTCTTAACATCTGATGTCATAGTGACACCATTCGAGGTAAACAAAGCGTTTGCCTTTAGTGGTTCGGGATTGACTGCTTCAACAGTTGGTATAGACAGATTCTTGGGTAAGAATATAAATTCAAACCCATGGATATCTGGTTCAAATCCAACAACAGGATACATATCAACCCAAGATCAGCAGTTAGTATATGATTCTATACAACAACTATATTACTCAAATTATTTAAGTTCTAGTTACGGTGATAATGTAAATACATCAAGTATAGTCCCAGGTGCTAATGAAGCTGGAAATGTACTTGTTGGTACTGTTCCATCACCTGGGATGTACGATAATTATTTACAAACCACATTAACATTTGCCAAATCTTTTCCAACAGGTACTAACACTTATGTAGGTGTAATATCTGTACCGTCACGTTTATTTGGTGATTATATTCAACCTAATTCATTTACATTCAAATTTACATCTGGTAGTATTCATACTATAGTGGATGATGGTGAAGGTAATTTAAAAATAGGTAGTGCTATAGTAGGTAATATGTACTATCCACAGGGTATGGCTGTAATAACAGATCAAACATACGCTTCAGGTTCAGTAGCTACATTAAATACAACATGCTCATTCTCTTCCTCATACACAATATATGAGACACAATATAAATGCACATTCAGGGAAAATGAATTTAACTACACGTTAAATCCAACTGCGGCCTCAGATACAAGTGGGTCTTTATATTCTTACACAACAAGTTCACAGTGGTCACCATATGTTACAACTGTTGGTTTATATGATGAAATGCAGAATCTATTGGCTGTAGGAAAATTATCCCAACCACTACAAACTAGTGCTACAACAGATACAACCATATTGATAAACATAGATATGTAATATGATTAAACTACTTGATATACTAAAAGATAAGAAGATACTAGTTCCACGTCGTTCCAAGGAAGAACGTGGCAAGAACTACCAAATTGCTCTTCAAAAGAAAGTCCAACAATATATGAAAGATGGAGGTAAAGGTGATCTTGATTTAAATAGCACCCCAATTACATCACTACCATCTGGTCTAAGTGTTGGAGGTGATCTTGATTTAAATAGCACCCCAATTACATCATTACCATCTGGTTTAAGTGTTGGAGGTAGTCTTTATTTATATGGTACCCCAATCGCATCATTACCATCTGGTTTAAGTGTTGGAGGTAATCTTAGTTTATATCGTACCCCACTCTCCAAATCACACACAGAAGAACAAATTAGACAAATGGTACCTGGCATCAATGGCCATATTTATATGTAAATTATGTTACAAATTACAAAATCACTATTCGTTGATGATTTAATCAACGATCCAATATTTAATACAGATGACTACTATGGTTATGTTTATATGACAACCAATCTAGAGAATGGACGTAAATATATTGGTAAGAAAATATTTAAACACACCACAAACAAGAAACTAGGTAAGAAAGAATTAGCGGCTTTACCTACTCAACGTGGTCGTACTCCATCCAAGAAAAAAGTAATTAAAGAATCTGACTGGAAGACATATTACGGTTCAGCAGACGAGGTTAAACAATGGGTTAAGTCAACATCCCCTGATAAATTAATACGTGTTGTGTTACGCTTATGTAAAACAAAAATTTCATTATCCTATTATGAAGTCAAATATCAAATGATATACGGGGTTTTAGAAAACGAAGAGTGGTGTAATGATTCGATATTAGGAAAATTTTATAGAAAAAATATAATAGATGAATAATTTTTACATATATTCACATGTTCGAAAAACAGACGGTAAATGTTTTTATATAGGAAAAGGTAAAGGGAATAGATATAAAAATATAATAGGTAGAAATCAATATTGGCATAATGTTGTAAATAAATACGG